TGTGTCCGTGGGGGGCGGGCGGGTTTCTCCCCCCCCCCCCCGGGGGGGGGGGGATGTCTCTCACCGCTTCCGTTCCTTAACTCAGAGCTCCGAGCTAAACAGCGCGAAGCCTCAGGCCGTTGCGTCCAGGACAACTTCTGAACGGATAGAAAAAGCAAATGCTGCAGGTCAAGCCATGATTCGAGGTTTGTCGGTGGCCAACATGGTTGTTGCGGCGTCCGAGATCGGGACAAGCAACGATAGGCTGGATGCTTCAACACCGGTGCAGACGGCTCCCTATGATGACCTAATCGCTGTTAGGAACGAGATTCTGGAGGCGATTGATGAAGAATCTCTAAAGGTCTCTTCGGATCCGATCTATGAAGCGTTGTGCGAGTCTCGATCTGCAGTCTATGAGGCAATTACGCAAAGAGCTGAAAATCAGGCGCGCCTGGTTAGCTTTAAGCCGTCTTCAGTGCTGCCGGCCTTGGTGCTGGCTTATGACTATTACGGCGACGCATCCAGAGAAGCTGAAATCGTCGGAAGAAATAAGATCCGGCATTCCGGCTTCGTTCCGGCGGTTGAATTGAAACTTTTGAATGAATGAGGCGGTGATGAAGATCAATTGGGATAACTGGATCGTCATTCAGATTTCGGCGTTTGTGCTTTTTCTGTTGATAGGTGCTCCGGCGACACTGTTTTGGTGGTACTTGCTGATACGTCCGTTTCTATGTTGGTTATTCGGAATACCCATGGAACAACTAGGGCACTAACCAGACCCAAAAGAAAACCTCCGAATAAGCTGAAGATGGCGATTTTCCACGCAGTTCTAGATGATGACTTACTGAGTTCTTCGGCTATTTGGCGAGTGTTCTCTTGAAAGTCTTTCCGGATAAGGTCGATGCCGTTAAGCAAGTCTTCCCGGTTCTTATCCAGAAGGTATTCCGGATAAGCCGCCATAAATTCCAGACGTTTTTGTTTCGCCTCGGATAGCTTTTTGTAGCTTTCGATGATGTCCTTTGGGATTTCCGGAGGATTGGTCATATCTAACCTATGCAAGTAAATTCCAAATCAAATAATACGGTAACGCTTTACGTTAACGGCCGAAAGTATGAAAACTGGCTGGATGTCAGCATTACCTGCGCGCTGCAGACGCTGGCGAGAACCTTCACGGTTTCGGCTACCCGCGATAAAGAGGATTTGACACTGGGAGTGAAACCCGGAGACAGTGTTCAGGTTTTTATCGGTGAAGATCGCGTGCTCACAGGATACATAACGAAGCGCGAGGTTTCGTACAACGCTTCCGGATCTTCTATCAGGATTTCAGGCGCCAGCAGGACGGTTGATCTGCAGGATTGCTGCATGCCGATGGATTATCCGGTTTCGTATAAAAACCAAACGAATCTTCAGAACCTGCAGTCGGTGTGTCGAGCTTATGACATTAAGGTTGTGGACCAAGTAGGTGCGGTGGATCGCAGGAATCTGGAATTTACGAGAACCGAGAAACTCGGAAGTGCCATTCAGAACTACTTGCGCAAAAACGGCCTGCTGCTGACTGATAACGAATTCGGAGATCTGGTGATTGCGGAAGCTGGCTCCGGAGGCTCTTGCGAAGACGCAATTCAGTTGGGAGTAAACGTTCTCGAAGGATCGCGTTCAATAGATTCCTCAAAAATGTACAGCGATTACGTTGTCTTAGGACAGGCTGCCAACGTTACAAGTGAACTGCCTGTTTCTTCCAACCACTTAAGGGCCGAAGTCCGAGATTCTTCTTGCCGTCGATCCCGCTGCTTAGTCCAATTAGAAAAAGGCAACGCTTCAACCGAGATCTTAAGAAAGAGGGTCGGTGTACTAAAAGCTGTGAGCGGAGGAGAGGCAGACATTCTTAACTATAAGCTCCAGGGCTGGCGGCAACGCAGCGGGAGCCTGTGGAGAGTTAATTGTTCAGTTAAGGTTATTGACAGCTTGATGGAAGTTGATCTCTCGCGATCGTGGATCATTGTCGAGGTGACTTACTCTTTGAGCGCTTCAGGAACCACCTGTTCGTTACAATTAAAAAATCCTTTTAGTTACATGTTGCTGGAAGAGCCGGATGCGAAGAAGATTAAAATTGAAGACGAAGAGATCAAAAAAGATAGCGGGAGAATCCCATGAACAAAATCTGCTTCTTAACAGTCGCTTTGAGTATCTTTTTATCTTCTCCGGCAATGGCCGGGCTTAAGTGCGATCATCTGCCTGACGGGAGCGCCGCCAATTGTGTTTGGATTGACGGCTATCGTGATCCGATGACGGTCATTACACCTCCGCCCGCTTCTCCGGCCGTTCTGAAAAAACAGCGCCGGGCCGAATTTGAACAAGCCCTCCAAAGGGAAGTCGAGCATAGAATGTACACAGAAAATATTTCTTCAGCTCAGGCTGTCGAAGACATTCTTGCCGGACGTCCGCGCCGCAAGTAAATTAAGAAATTTTTAGAAACCACCCGTCGTTATGGCGGGTTTATTTTTGCCTAAAAACTATGAATTTGGTTACTGCGCTCATCAATAGAGCCGTTGTCGGCGCTAAGAACGGAGCGCGCAAGCTCCGAACACTCCAGATCGAGCTTCTGGACGGCGATGTCCGGCAGCCAGTTGAGCATTTTGAGCCCTATGGATTTACATCGGAGCCACTGCAGGATGCTGAAGCCTTGGCAGTGTCCTTGGGTGGAGACCGTGACCATACGATTGCGGTGGTGGTCACTGACAGACGATATCGACCTGTCAACTTAAAGGACGGAGAGGTGGTTGTCTTTGATGATTTAGGACGAAAAGTCTTTCTCTCTAGAGATGGAATAAAAGTTGAAGGAGTGGCCAGCCCGGTGACAGTCAAAACAACGGCGTCTGTCCTTGTGGATGCACCGCTTACAAAATGCACCGGCAATTTGGAAGTAGGCGGAAACATCGTGGCCGCAGGCGAGATCCAAGATAAAGGAGGTGCTTATTCGATGTCCGGGATGCGTGGAACTTACAACAGTCACACACACAACGGAGGGTCTTCTCCGGATCAAAAGATGTAATCGCAGCGAATTTTTTAATTGGTAGAGATCGATGCAGTTTTATCTAAATGGTGTTGAGGCGACCCTAACCGATTTCGCAAGGGATGACTTAGCAAGGGCTGTGGTGAACAGCCTTTTTTCATGGGCGCGAGCAGAAGAAGATGACGAAAGACCGGGCGAATCCAAGATGGGTTGGTGGGCGGATTCTTACTCCGACGAGGGAGATAAGTTCGGCTCCCGGCTTTGGCTCTTGATGCGCTCCAGCCGTACTTCTGAAGATATTGCGTCAGCTGAAGAGTACGCACTGGAAGCTCTGCAGTGGATGCTGGACGACAACATTGCCGCGGAAATTAAAGCCGCAGCTGAGCTCGATAATTTTGAGCGCCTAAATCTTCAGATTGAAATTGTTCGTCCTGACGGGAAGAGCTTAACAGCTCGTTTCGCGGATGTTTGGAGCGAATTATGAGTTTTGAAAGACCGACGCTGAAGGAAATTATTGATCGATTGGACGGCGAAACACAGAGCCGCCTGTCAGTTCCTCAGTTAAGACGATCAAACGCCAAAGTTTTTGATCGCGTTTTAGCCGGCGCAGCCCATTCGTTATACGGATACATCAGTTATCTGAATAGACAGCAGTTTTTCGATACAGCAGAAAGTGAGTATCTGGATCGTTGGGCATCGATTTACGGATTGCTGAGGAAGAAGGCAACGAGAGCGTCCGGGGCAGTTACGTTTAGTTTTTCCGCTGACTTGGTAAACGTCCCTGTCGGTACGATTCTTCAGTCCGATGACGGTGTCCAGTACCAAACGACCGGGGCGGTTGCCTCAGACGGAAAAGCCGCCGTGGAAGCATTAAATGATGGTGTTATTGGGAATCAGCAGGTCGGCGATGTGCTGACACTGGTCTCTCCGATTATTGGCGTTTTCAGTGAAGTCGAAATTATTAAGCTCGGAGGCGGCTCGGAAGCTGAAAGTGATGACAGCCTGCGGGCGCGTCTCTTAAGCCGGGTCCGCGAGACTCCGTGCGGAGGAACCTCTTCGGACTACGTTCAATGGGCGCTCGAGGTTCCTGGCGTCACCAGAGCGTGGTGCTTTCCTCAGGAAAAAGGTGAAGGGACTGTTACGGTCCGTTTTGTTTGTGACGGTTATGAAAACATTGTTCCGGACAAAGCAATGCTGGATAAAGTTTTTGCCCACATTGACGGGTTAAGACCTGTGACAGCTCACCTTTATGTTTACGCGCCTGAGATTAAACCGGTCAACATCAAAATATCCGGACTTCTTCCTGATGACGCCGAAGTTAGAGCGGCAGTTCAACAGGAACTTCGAGATCTGTTTGCTCGTGAGGGCGCTCCGGGACAGCGAATTTATCTTTCTCATATCCGAGCGGCAATCAGTGCTGCATTAGGAGAAGAAGATCATACGGTTGTTCTGCCGACGTCCGATCCGATTCCGGACAGCAATAACGAATTGTTGTCGTTAGGAGAAATCACATGGCAGTAACCGCGCATGAGTATGTGGGGATGCTCAAGGAGCTCCTGCCTCCCGGTCCCGCTTGGCCGAGAGGAGATTCAACCAGTCTGTACGCAATGATGTTTGAAGTATGGGGCACAGAGCTGGCCAGGATTGATTCCCGAGCAAACGCTCTGATTAAGGAGGCTGATCCTCGCTTTGCCATCGAGACATTTCCGGAGTGGTTGGCCGAATGGGGATTGCCGGATGAGTGTCTCAAACTTTGGGGTGCCACTGACATGCCGACCCTACGAAGGCTTTTGCTTTGGAAGATGACAACCGTCGGAGCACAAAACAAGCAGTTCTTTATCGATCTGGCAGCGATGTTTGGCTACAGCATCGTAATCGATGAGTTTTACCAATACAACGTGATGAGTCATGTCAACGATGTTTTAGCTGCAGAGAGCTGGCCACACACTTGGCGCGTCAATGTCTTAGGCGGCTCAAACAACACACTTCAATGGCACTTAGTGACTGGCGAAGTAAAGGAGCCTCTGGCTTGGTGGGGCGACTCCGTTCTCGAGTGTTTGATTAGACGGTACGCGCCTGCTCACACGAAACTTTATTTCGGATATTGGAATCAGGAGAGTTTAGAAAATGGACAGAGTTTACGGAGCTAGGGTGGTTCAGGTGGAGCCTAGCTTTGCCGCGGACGCTCCCTCAGGATACCCGACCGACGGATCCAGCAGCGGCGGGCAATTGGCGACAGTTCCGACAGCTCCTTGGTACAACGCTGTTACTGAGGAAATTAGAAACGCGATCGTCGGAGGCGGAATAGAGCCGGAGAGGAATACCTTAAACCAGCTTGATCAGAGTATTGAAGCAAGACTGGCCGCATTGGAAGAAAAACTGACCGGTATGATCAATGCTGTATCCGGGAAAGTTGATAAGTTTGAAACCTTTCCGCCGGGATTCATCATTTACACGGGTAACTTTATTAATAGTCCCGTCTGGCTTCTTTGTGATGGTCGAGCCGTGAGCCGGTCAGCTTATTCAGCTCTATTTGCTGCCATCGGTACAACTTGGGGTGCCGGCAACGGAAGCACGACGTTTAATGTTCCGTATCTATTAGACAGAGTGCTTTGGGGCTCCAACGTGCGCCCGGGAGAATATATTGACTCGGGTGCTCCGGGAATTTCCGGCGTAATCGGCGACTTCAACGCCTATGACAACGACACCAGTATGGTGTCAGGCGCCTTCTGGAGAACCTATACACGCAATAACCAAGGCTCAAGATCCGGTTCCCACGACCAGCACTTTAAGGTGGAATTTAACGCGAGCCGTTGCTCTCCTGTCTATGGACGAACCGGGCATATCCAACCGCCGGCGAGCCGAGCGCCTGTTTACATCCATATTTAACAAGCTCCGAAAGGGGCTTTTTTTAATGCTCAAAGGGAATACACAATGAAAAGGCTTTATTACGCGGATGCGTCTCCTACGCCGCCCTCCCCGCCTCAAAATCCTTCCTACGGCTACCCTCAGGACGGGGATCGTTCAATCGGGAAACTGCCTACAACGTTAGGTGCTTATTGGCACCACATGATCACGGAAGAATTTATGGCCGTGATCGAGGGTGCCGGACTCGAGCCGGATGAAAACAACCTTCACCAGTTGGCTGACATCTTCGAGGATTTCCGATCCCGGGCTACAGCCTCGGAACAATACAAGCTGGCTGCCGAGGCCGCGGCGAATAGAGCCGAAGCATCGGCCAATGGAGTCGTGACGGAAACTGCAGCAAAAATCTTGGAGATTCAACAGGCGGGAAACACTCAGATTGCTGCTATTGAAGCCAAGGAGTCAGACGTTCAGGATGACATCGCCAATGCTTTGCAGCAAATGGAATCCGCGCTGTCTGATTACATCGATCGGCTGCAGGCAGAAGGTTCGTCTCAGTCTGTTGCAGTGGTGCAGCAAGCTCAGAGCCTGTTGGCCCAAATTCAGAGTTACGCGGCTCAAGCTCAGAGCGCTGCAAATGCAGCGGCCGCTCAAACCCGTGAAGAGATCATCAATTCTGTGGTTTTGACCACAGAGCAAACGCTATCCGATTCAGCCAAGAGCCAAGCGCGAACCAATATCGGTGTCCTTTCAGCGGTTGAAGCTTATCTGGTAGGAATTTTCAAAGAGTTGTGTTTGGAAAACGGAGTAACCCAAGCAGAGATTGATGCTATTGAGGCTCAGCAGAATGCCTCGTAAGGAGAAAAAATGTCTTTAGAAGAAGTCAAAAAGAAATATTTGCAGGAGGCACTAGAAAGGCCGATTCAAAAATATGGAGTTGATCTGGGAGGCGGACGCTTTACAGCCTTGTCCGACGCTGCCGGCTTTTATGCCGAATCTTGCCCGGAGCCGGTTACGGCAAAAGTAGAAAAGAAATATCTTCGCTTTGGTTACGTTGCTGAAGAAATTCCGATCGAGGTAATCGAGAAACCAAAAGGATTCTTGGGAGAGCGACAGCTTTACACATTCACGACCCCGGGTCTGAAAAGCGACAACTTAAAAGTTGATGCTTTGGATAGTCCGTTGATCGGAAAGGTAACGGTGAAGTTCAAAGCGGGCCAAAACTTTGCCGTGCGCACGGAGAAGATTAATCAGGCGTTGTATCAAAGTTCCGATGGCTGTTTCTATACGAAACCTAATCTTCCGGAACAAAGAGACGATTTTTGTTTAGAAAAGTATTCAGCTGAAATTAAATCGGAACGTAACGCAAGAATCAGCGATACAGACGATTACGTGAAACTGCCTGATATTACCGTGGCAAGAAGCGCAGGAGCCAAGAGATCAGCCCTTGAGGACGCTGACAGAGCGGCCCTTGAGACCTATCGCCAAGCACTGAGAAACTTGCCTGAGGCACGGGGTTTCCCGTTCGTACCGTGGCCCGAGTTTCCGACCGCTTTGGCTTACGAGCTACAGCAGAAAGTCACAGCTAGAACACAAATGAGACAAGGAGGTTTCTAATGAGTTTGAAATCTTTAATTCAGCGGCTGCTCGATAGCCGAACGACAAATGCAGGAGGCGCATTATGCTGAAAAACATTCTGAGCCTCCTGCTTTCCAAGTTCTACAGCAAACAGGAATCTGAGCTTGTAGGTCATCAAGCTATGCCGTCAACCCAAAATGTGGCACTAACCCCGACAACTACTTCTATCGACAACTGGGGTGCCGTTTACAACGGAGTTGCTCCAACTGATGGCTTTGCTTGTATAAGATTTACGGCAGATACAGCCACTTGTATTGCCTCAGCTCAAAACCGAAACGTAAATGTCTTTACAACTCCACAATATGTAGGGGACATTCTCATGTGTTCCTGTCCGATAGCAAAAGGGCAAGTCTTTACGTTATGTGCTAGACAGGCTAAAGACATTGAATGTTGGTTTACTAAAACTATCGGTGGGGGGGGGTATAAAGCTCTTAAAGACTTTATTCTGCAAGGAGGTGTGCTATGTCGCTTAAGTCGCTTGTACAGCTCTTTGCGGAGAAGTTCTTGCAGGGTAAGAAGGAATGGGTCGGAAGTCAAGGTCTTTTCTCAAACCCAAATCCCGGAACAACGTTCTTTGTTAACCACGCTCAGGCTCAGCTTTATACGCCTCCAAGTGATGGATGGATTACATTCGGCGGAAACCGGCCATCGGTCAATGTCGGCATTACCGGAAAGCTGGGAACGTGTTGCGTTAACTCTCAAGGTTATCTCAGAATTACAACTCCGGTTCGGAAGGGGAATACCGTTAGTCTCTATTGCGAGACAGACGATCAGCAACCGCTTGAGGCAAAATTCGTTCCCAGCGAAGGGGCAGCGTAACACTTCACTTGTAGGAGGTACGTCATGTTGAAGTCGTCCCTCCAACTGCTCCTCGTATCTTTTCGAGGAAGTCATAAGTCAGTACCGTTTTATAGGAACACAGTTTATCAAACAGGAAAATTTACTTCCTCTGTTTCTAACGATACTTTCCTTACATACACTGCGCCAAGCGATGGCTACGTGGTCCTTCAGGTTGCTCAGGATACTGCGGTTGAGTACGTCATGCTGACAATGAGGCGAGGAACACTCGACATATCTCAGTCATACAACGGTGGCTGGGGCTGGCCCGTTGTTACTTCTCCTGTTAGGAAGGGCGAGGAATATACGTTCCTCTACAAGATAACGGGAGGCAATCCGGCCCAACTCAGTTATCACTTGAATTTCTTTTCCTACCTGAATTAACTAATCCGCCCCCCCTCTTCGGGGGGTTTTGTTTGGGGGGGGGCGTAAGAAAAAAGATGGG